GTCGGAGGCAGACCAATACTTGAGATTCAGGCCCGCGGTCGAGGCTGCGCCGGTACGCTCGGTTGCCCAAACTCCAGTCTTGAAAAACGTCGACGCCCAGCGGACTTCGGAGTTGATCATCAAAATTTCAGCGTTGCGTTTTGCGGTGATTGTCTCAGCGGTTGGCAGTTGCTGATTCGTCTCGACAGAAACGACACCGCCCCAACCGTATTGCTCGCAGACAAACGACTTCTCGCTGATGTCGAACTCGCTCATTTGAATTGGCGTACCAGGGGCCCGCTTGCGCGCATCGTTGCGCAGAATGGAACTCATGTCGGTTTCGCGGTACTTGCCATGGCCAAGTGGTGCGGCCACGGTCGGAAACACGCGACCGCTAACGAACTCGCTCGGATCGTTGTAGGCGGCGATGGTGATATCGTCGAGAATTGGCTGACGGTACGCATCAGCAGGGGTGACGCCTTTGGCGATGTTGCCGTTAAATTCTTGGCTCATGATTGTCTGCCTTCGTTGTAAAAGTTGATGCGTTGGTTAGAGCTTGCCGTAATGGCCAAGCAGGACGGTGACGATTTGATCGGCGGCGGTTGCGGCTTCAATTGCGATCGCATGGACGTAATGACCAGTGGTCACGGTCGAGATGGCCTTGCCCGCGGCATCGGTGGTGAGTTTGTCGCCGACTGCGAAAGCTGCGCCGGCCTTCACGGCCACTAAGCCGTAGATGTCGACCGGAGTTGCTTCGCCTGCAACTTTTGGCTTGCCAGTGTTGACGCCAATGCAGCCTTCGCCGATTGCATTGCATGGCGAAACGCCAGACGCGCCATGTTCTACGAAGTGATATTGCTTGGTCGAGTGATCGCCGCTCGACAGAAATGTTTCGGTGATTTTTTTCTCGCTAGAAGTCGCCATGGTGTTTGCTCCGTCGTTCGTTTGATGAAGTTGGTTAATTACTCAGCGGCAGTAGCGGCTTTGTAGAGCGCTGCACCGTCGGTGGTTTCGTTGAAGCGCTGCATTGCCGCGCCCTTGCTCATGCCTTGCTCGGACGCGTATTTAGCGAGCGCCGCTTGATAGGCTTCAGTGCCGCTTGCCTGCGCACTTTTGCCAACGCTGCCAATCGTTGCGAATGCACTCGCGAGCGATGCTGCGCCGGCTTTCACGGAAGCAATGCACTGCTTGCGCATTTCCTCGTCTGGGATCGCTTCGATTGCGCCAAGCAAAACGCCGTGAGCTTCCTTGGTGCCAGGCATCGATTTGAAAATGTCAGCACGAGCGATTAAGTCAGCCTTGCGAATCTCGGCTGCTTTGTCGGCGTTGTCTTTTTTGACTTCGGCGAGGTCCTTCTCGTTTGCCTCAAGGCGCTTAAGCAACTCAACCTTGTCGGCCTCCGACTTTTTGGCGAGGGCTTCGGCTTCCGCGAGGCGCTTGTTGATTTCGGAATTGTCAGCTGGAGCAGTGGTTGCGATTTGCGTCATTGGTTCCTCTTGGACTTGTGCGTTTGAGTTTGGTTTCGATTCAGCGACCGGTTGCGGGGCTGTTTCTTTGAGATGTTCTTCAGGCAATGATGGTTCGTCATCAGCGCGTTTGGTCAGCACGATGCGTGCGCCTTCTTGTGCCAATCTATCGACGACCGAAATCTCGGAAAGCTTGAACGCCAACATATTGCGGCGCTTTGGCGCTGGCTTACTCATTCCGTCACTTCCTCATCTTTGATGCGTGAGCCACCGATTGAGAACGCCTTGTATGTGCCGTCCTTAACTTTTGCCATCGTGTCTTCATCGACGCGAACCGCGACCAGTAGGCCGTTTTTGTTCGCTGGAATGTCGAGCGCCTTGGCAACGTCGGCGGTTAGCGGGAAAACAAACGGGACTGTGCCCACGCTAACGCCTTGATGCATAACTTTGGCCGTGGTGCCAGCCTCGACAAAATCCAGTGCCGCAGCCATTAGGGCTTCGTCTGGAATGTGATCGCCTTGTAGGTCGTAGTATGGCGAGCCGTCGACTTTGGAGACAATGGCAAAGCCAAAGACGAGCCCATGTTCCTCATCGAACTTTGCGATGGTGACATCTGACTCGTTTTTAAAGCAGAGGGCTTTTGTCATCACGGACAAAATACGTTGCGTGATTTATTTTTAAATGTTCACAGTTACAGCAACCGTGTCACGAGAACGCATCGACATTGAATTGTCTCTGATGCTGGCCCATCTGGGTCGCACGGGTAGCGCAATGAAACACCGCTCGAAGTAATGAACGATTCGCCAAGTTTACGCTTTTGCCCATTCAGTGTGCGATGCGAATCGCGAACACGAATATCCTTGGCGGCAAGCCAGGTGCGAACCACTTGTTCGATGCTGACGCTGCCGCTTTGTACCGCGTTGTTCCAATTATCGTTGGCACCTTGTTGGGCAGCGCGGAGGGCCTCGGTGCGGGCGATTGTTTCGGCTCGATAATCCAAAAACGATGACTCGTATTTGTCGACGAGTGAATCGATTTCCGCCTTTGACAACGCCTCCCCGCTATCAAAAAGACGCTGCACCTTACGGTCGCTTCGCTTGTCTCGCAACGCACGACCAAGCGCCGCGCTGTCTCCGCTTTCTAGTTCGCGCCGATAATTGTAGACCACGCGTTGCTGATGTTCGGTTAGCCCAATGCTGCCGCGAATGACACGAGCCGTTCGGCGAGGGTTTAGGCCATCCTTTGCGGACGTCTCCAACGCGCTGCGAATAGTTGCACGTTGGTCATCGTTGATCTCGCGAATCAGCGCAAGCCGATTGCTTTGCGTTCTGAATACGGCGAGTTCGTTTGCTTGACCGTATGAGACCGGCCCGCTGGTTACGTCGCCTGCGATGCTTCTGCGCTCGGCCAAGCGTTTGCTTAGGTAGTCGACCACCTGGTGCCCGGCTTCAAGATGTACGCGCCCCTTTGCTTTGGCGAGAACGCTTGCAACGCGTTCGATACCATCGGTGTCGACGATTTTGCTGGCGACATCATCAGCGCTAACAAACGGCGTGTCTACACTCTCGGCGATGATGCGCGAGATGGCTTCAATCGTTCGCCGTCGCTTGAGCCATCGGATCGAGGCGCTGTACTCACGTTTGATGTCACGCTCGCCATTGCCGACGGTCTCGCTTACCTTGCGCGACGTGTCCAAGTTACACCCCGCGACAATGCAGCGACCATGTAGCGTCGGCTGGGTCACGCGACACGCTTTGCACAATGTATGTTCGGCCCTCGATCGTTACTCGGTCGGATGGCTTCGGCGTTGCAGCAGCCATCGTTTGCGCTAGAATCATGATGCGCCGATCGCCAACACGAACAACTTCACCGTCGAGCTGGCCTGCCCGGAAATCCTCAACAAAGCCTTTGCCAGCAAACACGGTTGGAGGAACCGCGAGTACTCTGGTCGGCGCATTATGGGTAACGGTCGATGATACAGCGCGCTGTTCTAGCGTGACCGGAATCATAATCTTGCCGAATTGTTGAGCAACCAACTTAGCGAGGTTGACGGGAAGCTTGAGAGTCACAGCGTAACCCCGAGAATGTCATCGTCATCGAATTGGCTTTCAACGCCAGTACCTGAAGCGATGCCGTAGAGTGAGTCGCTTGAACCGCCACCGGAGGCGGAGCTGCTTAGGTATGCGCCGATTAATTCTTCAACGATAGTCGGGAATCGCGCCCCGCCTTCGCGCCGAAAGAACGAGATTGATACCGAGCCAGCTTGCAAGCTGCTGATGTTCTCGGCAGTGCTGGCCTTATCCAGCAACGAAGGGTCAGCGATGACCATCGCGGCCAGTTCGTAGCTTGCGTTGATAACATCAACTGGAATGGACAGGCTATCCACGACATTGCCATATGAATCGGCAACGCTTGTTCGCGGCCATGCGAGAGGTTGCGCGTCTAACGTTTTGAGTCCTTGCCAACGTTGTCGATTGAGTAAACGCGCAACGCTGACCAGCGCTCTGGCTTGTGCGTCTGGTGTCGCCGCAAGATAGGCCGTGGCTGCCTCCGTCGAACTTGCGGTCAAGTACTCGACGCTCCCTCCGCCGCCGGTTTGGGTGCCGTAGATATCAAACGTGACGCTACTGATTACAACGGTGCCCATGGCTACGCTCCCTCGACTTCGATCGGTATTTCGTCATCCTCTTCATCGGCAATGCTGCCTTGAAGTGCCTGGGGTAGTGGGTATGCTGGTTTCACCGGCATGTTCAGGTCTTGCTTTGGCGCATGAGACACGCCAATGATGTCGCGTACTTCGTTTGGCGCCATATCATCAGGGTGAAAGCCCGAGTTAGCGAGCGAGGTCAACGCATTCACCATTTGCTCGACGTCTTGAAGATTTACCGTCTTGGCGACGACTTCCGGCATGGCCTCCAATGGCCACCCGTTGAGCAGGAACAGCGTGTGCACCAGCTGTTTCTCGACGGCGCGCGCAATACGCTTACAAGTCGCATCGATACGTCGTGCCAACTGCATCGTCTTGTCTTTCGACAA